AAGAACATGGGATGGAAAGATAAGAGCGAGGTTGAACAGTCCGGCGGTTTATCTATTAACTGGCATGAAGAAAAGACTTATAACACAAAATAGTGAAGTTTGAGGTTAAATGCCAAACAATCAATAGCCTTAGATTATTTAGAGGATTCAGAAACAACTGAATTGTATTATGGCGGAGGTGCAGGTGGAGGCAAGTCGATTTTAGGTTGTTACTGGCTTTTGAAGATGTGTTACAAATACCCTGAAAGCCGTTGGTTAATGGGTAGGGCAAACATGAAAACCTTAAAAGAAACTACTTATCAATCTTTTTTGAAGGTTGCAAAAATACAAGGGTTAAGACCTGATATTCACTTTCACGTTACTTCAGCCCAACATAAGGAATACCCTAACTGTATTCTTTTCCCGAATAAGTCTGTTATCTTAATGAAGGATTTGCAGTATTACCCTTCAGATCCTGAGTTTGACGAATTAGGGTCGCTTGAAATTACAGGCGGTTTTATTGATGAAAGCCCACAGGTTACAATTAAGGCAAAGCAAATAGTTCAAAGCCGTATGCGGCATAATATTAGCGTTTACGGTATTGTTCCTAAATTACTAATGACGGGCAACCCTTCAAAGAATTGGCCATACTTAGACTTTTACAAGCCTTACAAAGCGAATACGCTTCCTGCTTATCGTAAATTCATTCAGGCACTTGTAGACGATAACCCGGATATTGATCCTTCCTACAAAGACAACCTGTTAAAACTTGATAAGAACAGTAAAGAAAGGTTGTTATTTGGCAATTGGGAATACGACGACGACCCGGCGGCATTGATTCAATACGATAAGATTTTGGACCTATTTACAAACGATTTCGTACCAAAAGGGCAAAAGTACATAACGGCTGATATTGCCCGTTTGGGTTCAGATAAGATTGTCATTTGTGTTTGGAACGGGTGGCGAATTGAAGATATAAGATCGTACAACAAAGAAACCCTAAATAAGACAGGCGAAATAATAGAATCCATAAGGCAAAATCATTTGATACCTAAATCAAATGTTATTTGTGACGAGGACGGCGTAGGTGGTGGTATAATTGACTTTATGGGGTATAAGGGCTTTGTCAATAACTCAAAACCTTTGCCAAATCCCGAAAGGTATGGAGTTGACGAAAACTACAATCATTTGAAAAGTCAATGTTATTTTCGCATAGCGGACCGAATAAACAAAGGGCAGATTTACGTTAATTGTACGGATAGCCAAATGAAAGCGGATATTATTCAGGAGTTGGAGCAAGTAAAGCAGCACAACATGGATAAGGACGGCAAAAAGCAGGTTATCCCAAAAGACAAAGTAAAGGAATTAATAGGGCGTTCACCTGACTATTCGGATGCAATAATGATGCGTGAGTTTTTCGAATTAAAGCCTCGTGCAAATTGGGTGGCTTTTTAAATAAACACAATGAACCTACTTTACAAATTATTAGGCGTACAAAAGATTCAAAAGAAGGCAATGAGTTTTCCCGGCTTTTCAATTGGTACTGCTCCGACTTACTTTAATTGGAATAAAAACTCCGACGCTTACGTCACCTCCGATACGATTTACACGATCATTAAGACACTTGGCAGAAAGGCGGCATCTATACCTTTGGAGTCTTATCGTAAGTCTGAAAGGAATGTAAAGAGTGCATCGGAAGATAATAATTCAAACCTTTACAAATTAGTTCAAAGACCTAATCCGTCGCAAGGTGCTGATTCTTTTTGGGAGGGGGTTTTTTCGTTTTATGCCTTAAAAGGTGAGGCGTTCATATGGCTTAACAGGGGCGGTATTGAAGGCGGCGAACCGATTGAGATGTACTATATTGCACCTGAGTTAATGACCGCAGTTCCAGATCCTGAAGATATGTACGGCGTGAAATATTGGATATTGAACGCAAACGGTGCTTTGATACCGATTCAGAAAGAGGATATTATCCATTGGAAAACATTTAATCCGGATTTTGATCTGGGGACGGGTTCACACTTGAGGGGGCTTTCTCCTTTGATTCCTGCCACACGTAGGTTACAACAGGATAACGATTCGATGGATTCAGCGGTGGCAATGTTTCAAAATGGGGGTGCAAAAGGTGTACTTTTCAATAAAGACTATGTAGACTTAACACCCGATCAAAAGAGCCAACTTGAATCCGTTATAAAGGATAAGGTTAACAATAAATTAGTTAAGGCATCTGTCGCAGCATTACAAGGCGAATGGGGTTATTTAGACTTAGGGTTAAGCGGTGTGGATATGCAACTGTTAGGATCGCAAGAATTGACCTTAAAACGGCTTTGTGCGCTTTTCGGAGTGCCTTATGAGTTGTTTCAATCGGACACTACCTTTGCGAATAAGGAAATGGCAATGAAGTCTTTTATTGTCAATACCATTCAGCCGATGTGTCGGAGTTTGGCAGATGAATTAAACAGGGTGCTTATACCAGCGTTTAAGGGCGGTTATTATTTAGAGTTTGATTTCAGTTCCGTTCCTGAATTACAGAATGACTTAACCAAATTAGGCGCAACTTATCAAGCAATGTTTGACAGGGGTGCAATTACTTTGAATGAGTATCGTAAGTTGATGGGATTTGATGAAACGACAAACCCCGACCATAACAACTATTTCATAAGTGGTAACTATGCACCTTTGACCGATTTAAACATTCCTAATGAACCAGATTTGGGAACGGACGGGCTTTAATTTCGTTTTGTTCAAAGAGGGCAAAATGTACGTTAATTTTCATGCAATGGCTTTCTATTATACGATGCAAAGATGGAACATGAATTGAAGAAATACAGCGAAATGATTGCAAAGAGGGTGTATCCTGAAGGAGACAAAGAAAAGAAGTGTATTGATAAGTTTGTTATAATGAAAATGAAACGGTCGGCCCTCTCCAAACAAATAATACAACTGTGTAATGAATCAAAGGCAAAGGAGACAATACTGGATACGCCAACGGAATCAAACAGTCCGACTGATAAACAAATGGAAAGCGAAGTTTGAAAGGGCTTTACAGATTGAATTAAGACTTTTAGCGGACGCCGTAGAACGTGGTGAAGGTCGTAACTTTGCGAACACACGTATATTTTCAGATGCTATTTTTAACGTATTACAGGCACTTTACAAAGAGATTGCGGTATCGTATGCTAAAACCAATTACGATACATTACGACGTGAAAAGTTACTGATGGGTAGCAATGAAGAATGGTTTAGAATTATCTTAGAGTATTTAGGGCAGAATTTCTACAATAACGGAACTTTCGCAATAGTTAAGACTAATCAGAAACTATTTAATTCCATTCTTGACAAATCAATTCAGGAAGGGTGGGGCGTGGATGAAACGGTACGATACATTCTGAATGATGAAAGGTTAGGCGTTATTACGGCAAACAGGGCTGAAATGATTGCGCGTACTGAAACGGGCAAGGCTATTCATGCCGGCACTTACGTTGGTGCTGATCGTTCACCTTTCTTAAAGGAAAAAATGTGGATTTCAGCAAGGGATAACCGTACACGTGGTAACCCTATGAACGATAGAACACCACAGGACTTCGCAAAGAAGAACCCAGATCATTACTACATGGACGGTCAAACGGTTGACTTTAACGCTAAGTTTGTTGACCCTCGCAGTGGTGCTGAATTGGAACACCCGCACGACCCACAGGCGCAAGCGAAGGACGTAATTCAATGCAGGTGTACTTATGCAGTCACAAATAAGAGGGATAAAAACGGGCGGCTAATAAGAAAGCCTGAATTTTTAAGTAGTTGACATAACCCCCCGTTCAAATCAAAATTAAATTTCATTTTTGATTCATGTTTTATCAAGTAAAAAACATATCCGACTCAGTACGTGACGTTGATAGCGTTTCCCGTCGTGTTAAAGTAGTTATTTCTCAAACGGGAAGAAAGGACCTTGACAACGATGTAATTGATTCTGGAGCCTATACGAAAACATTATCTGAAAGAGGTCCAAAAGGTGCGAATTTGATTTGGCATTTGACGGACCATAACCCGTCTTTAAAATCCGCAATAGGAAAGTTTACTGAATTGAATTTGGAGGGTAACGATTTAGTTGGTATTACCGACATTCCGAATACCACTTGGGGGAATGATGTTTTGGAGTTTTACAAATCCGGGCATATCAATCAACATTCAATCGGATTTCGTACTGTTAAGCAGGAAGCGGCAAAGGATTATAACTTAATCAAAGAGGTTGTACTTTTTGAAGGCTCAGCGGTTTTGTGGGGTGCAAATCCAAACACGCCTACCATTGAGGTCGGAAAGTCATATGAAGAAAAACAGAACGAATTAAACAAATTAAACAACGAACTGTCACTTTTGTCTAAGTCAATAAAAGACGGCAGATTTACAGACGAATCGTTTGAGTTAATCGAAATTCGTTTTAAACAAGTTCAGGAAAGAATCAGTCAATTATTCAACATACTCACTCAACCCGTTACCGAAACAGTCGAGCCGAGCGAAGAACTGAAACAAGCAATATTATTACAAACTCTTAAATTTAAAATTTAAAATGGCAAATGAATTTACAGATGCTTTGAACCCCTTAGTGGATAGCATCAAAAAGGAAATTAGCGAAGTAAACGCTAAGGTTGAAGCACACGTTAACCAGCTTAACGAAGATGCAAAAAAGAAAGGTGAAACCCTTGGCGAACTTTCCGAAAAAGTGAACAAAGTACTTGCTGAAGGTAACCGTTTGAAGTCAAACATTGAAGATTCTGCCCGTCGGGATATGAGCCGTCAGGATTTGATGATCGAACAACTGAAAGGCATCATT